TTAGTTTAGTGCAAAGTAAAGAAGTACCAGATAATTTTGAAATTAAATTTTCTTTTGGTGGAAAAGAAGATAATTTAATTGATTCAAATGCACAGGGTCATTCAAGAATAATACCTGATGAGTTATTTAAAGATTTACAACCAAAAGAAACTGGTAGAAATTGGGATTTTAGTCCAGAAGCTATTGAGAAATTAAAGGATAGAATATCTAAAAAATATAGTGTGGATAGAAATATTTTATTAACCAATAAAGAAATAATGGAAATTCCTTATGATGAAAAAGGTAAACATGAGAGGAAATGGATAGTAATTAATTGGAGTGGAAACAATGATATCCCTGCTTTACGTAAAGATGTTTTGGCAGTATATAACTTAAAGCATAGATAATAGTATTTATAATAAATAATAAAACGAAAACAGTAAAAATTAAGAATATGAAAAAAAATAGTAAAGAAAGATTGTTCGAAGTCATGGGTAGACTCGATAAAACATTTAAACCTAAATTAAATGAAGGTTTTGAAGAAATTGAAAGTACTGATGATGTTGAAACAACTGATGACGTTGCATTACCACCAGAAATGAGTGTTGGAGATGAAATGGGTGCTGGTGAAGAAGTACCTGAAGAAAAGTCTCCAGAAGAAAAACTTAGTGAATTGACATCAAAAGTTGATGAACTTTATGCTTTACTTCATGGTGAGACTGAAGAACCTGAAATGGGTGCTGAAGTACCAGCAGAAGATGACGTTGATGTTGAAAATCTTCAAGAATGGAATTTTGATAAGAAAAAGGGTGAAGATAAAGAAGAGGATAAGGAAGAGAAGAAAAATGATGATAAGGAAGAAAAGAAAGAGGATAAAGAAGAAGATATTGACGAATCATCAAAGAAAATTCCTGTTGAAGCAGTGGCAAAGGTTGGTAAATAATTTAACATTTATTAAATAAAAGTATGGACGAGATTAAAAAGACCCCACGTTTTTGGTCAGGTAAGTATTGGAGAAAACACAACGTTTCAGATACTCTGAAAGAGGTTGTTGAACCAGATACCGTTGATGTATCATCAATTCAAATGCATGATACGTTAAATCCAATTATCTGGGAGTCTGATGATAAAATTAAATCAGAAATACGAAAAAGTTTATTATTAAATGCTAAAAGATTTATTGAATTCTGTGATGCTGACAACCTTAAATTTAAAGATGTTATTTTAACAGGTAGTTTAGCCAACTTTAATTATAATGAGAATTCTGACTTAGATGTTCATATTATTCTTGATTTCAATCAGATTTCTGAAAACAAGGAATTTGTTGGTGATTATTTTAAATTAAAAAAAGCACTTTGGGCAGAAACAATTCCAATTCAAATTAAAGGACATGATGTTGAAATGTATTTTCAGGATGCTGAAGAACCACATCATTCATCAGGAACATATTCATTGGTTAAAGATGAGTGGATTAGAAGACCAACAAAAAAGATTATAAATATTGATACTGCAAACGTACAATTAAAATCGGCAGATTTAATGAATGCAATTGAAGATTTGGAGAATAATCGAAATGAAAAGGATTTTTTAACAAAACATGAAGCGTTAAAGAATAAAATAAAAAAATATAGACAATCAGGACTTGATAGATTTGGTGAATATTCAACAGAAAACCTAGTCTTTAAAGTCTTAAGAAATAGTGGGTTTCTTGAAAGATTAACTAAAATCAAAAATGAATTCCTCACACAAGAATTAAGTTTAAATGAATTTATTGATTAGAGATGAGAAGAATTATTGTTACAGAAGAACAGTTAAAAGTTTTCGTTGAAACGAAAAAGGCAGAAAAAGTGTTTTATGATATTGTTAGTGATTTACATTTAAATCGTAAAAATCTTAATGAAAATATTTCAATTAAGAATGCAAATCAATCAATAATAAATAATTATTTAAGAAAAAACTTAATTACACCTAAAGTAAATGAGATGCTCATTAAACATAATATTATTAATGAAAAAAGGGAAATAATATAATATGTGCATTTTTTTGTTCTTAATTAAGTATTTATAAAAAAATGTAACTAAATAATTAACATAAAAAAAAATATAAAATGAAAAAATATACATCAAAAGAAGCATATTTCGACAGGATGAAAAATTTAGCTGACGTAGATAAAACTTCGCTAAAAGAATCAGGGAGTCGTAATTTAGGAACTCTAATTGATTTTCAAAGAGCAGCAAATGGTGTTGCTTATGGGATTATTAAAGAAAATCATAAATATTATATTAAAAAGGGTAACCTTAACGAAAACCAAAATGTTGCCGATTTTGCTTATATTGGTGGATTGGGTAATTTAACTAATTTTGAATACGGTAAATTGGGTGAAGCTCAGAAAAATAGAAACTTTCTTCTTCAAACAATTAATGAAGGTTATTCAATGAAAATTAATAAATCTGGTAGTAAGAAGAAAGTAATGCTAACTGAAGATAAAGCTGCTCAAGAAATTGATAGTGCTGAAAGTAAGTTAGGTGATTTAGAAGCAGCAACTGCTGCTGCTGAAGTTTCTGCCGAAGAACCTGCTCCTGAAATGCCACCAGAAGGTGGTAGTGAAGATATGCCACCAGCAGAACCTATTCCTGATATGCCACCAGAAGGTGGTGAAGAAATGGGTGGTATGCCACCAGAAGGTGATGGTATTGAGACAGGTGGAATTCCACCAGAAGGTGGTGAAGAAATGGGTGATATGCCACCAGCAGATGGTGACGAAGAAATGTCAACAGGTGATGAAGAAGAAGTTGCTGTTGAAGACCCACAAAGTGAAGAAGAAAGAGAAATCGAAAAAAATCTTGGTAAATTAACCAATACATTAAGAAAAACAGAATTAACTGATTCACAAGTTAAATCGTATGTTAATACATTTCTTTCTGCATTTAAAGATAAATTCCCAGATATTGATATTGAGGATAGAAAAGAAATGGCAGAAAAGATCACTAAAGTTGTTCCACCTGAAGATATTGAAGATTTGGGACAAAATGTTGAAGATTCTGAAGAATCAGGTATCGCTGAAGAAGAAGATTTTACAGAAGAAAAATGTAGTGAATGTGGTGGTTTTGCACAATATGCAGAATCAAGAGGTTATAACGCCGATTCAATTAAAGAATGTGGTGAAGAAGAAATGACTAATCTTATTAGTGGGTATGCAAATGGTCATGAAGAAGGTCAAAATGATGGTGATTTTAAAGCGATTGCATTATTTATCACTCCAGAAATTATAGAAAAACTTAAAGGTGAATACGGACACGATGAATTTGCAAATCAAGCAGAACCATTTTCAACAGAAATGAATGAAACAAGTGTTGAAGATCGTGATGTACAAATTAATGAATTATTTGGTGGTCTTCGTCAAATGGCAAATAAAGCTGGACAAGGAATTGCTAAAGGTGCACAAGCTGTTGGAAAAGCTGTTGGTGATAAAGCACAACAAGTTGGACAAGCTGTCGGACAAGCAGCTACTAATGTTAAACAAACATACCATGCTGGTGAGAAAAATGCTGCACTTGGTAAACTTGAAAAAATCGCTGCTAATTTAGGACAACAAATTGCTGCTGTTAATAAACAAGCAACTAAAGCTGGTCAAGAACCAATTAATGTTAGTAGTATTTTAACAACCATAAAAAATCAGGTTGGTAGTAGCGGTGCTGCTGATTTAAGTAAATTCAGAACTAATGAAGAAGGTATCCCTGTTGATAGTGTTGAAGTTCAACCAATGATGGAAGAAAAAGTGATTGATGAAGATGTGACACTTAAAGTTAGTGAAAAAGCAGGTAAGAAACTTAGTCCAGATAACGTACCTCAAGTTGAAATGAAAGAAAATGAAGAAAAAGAAGGCGATGATGTCGATATTGATGTTGATAAACTTGATGTTAGTGATGACAATGGTGGTGAAGAAGAAGTTTTAGATTTAACGAAACACGAAGAACCTGAAATGGGTATGACTGCTGGTTTTGAATCAATGGGTGGTGGTATTGCTAAACCTGATGGTGCTGAAACTACAACTGTTGAGGTAACTAAGGATAGTGTTAATGTTACAATGAATGAAAGTGAAAGAAAACTTAGAAAATATATTCGTAATAGACTTGAAGAACGTGTTGGTATTAGAAAGCCAAGTTTAAATGAAAATGAGAAATCTGAAGTATTAAAAAAACTTGATAGAACGATTGATAAAACAATTGATATTAGATTTAATAAAAATAAACCAGAAAAAAAGAAATAATGATTAATTTAAAAACCTGAAGAGATTCAGGTTTTTTTATTTATATTTGTCTACAATAGTATTTATATGAAAACCATATTATGGATGAAGATAAATTAAAATTAATATATGTCTTAAAAATTGGATATAATGCGAAAGATGAAGGATTATATGAATTTATCTTTTCGTTAGACCCAACAAATATTGACGTTGAAGGTTGGTGTTGGGACTTAACACCTGCTTGCGATAATGCTATGCCACCAAGTGCTGACTTAATTAATGGAATTTTCAATTTAAAAACAAGTTCATTTGAATTGTTTTGTCTACATGAAGCCGTTGATAGAGAATATATGCATGGTTATCATACAATTCATGCGCTTGCATATGAAATAGAAAGCGAAACTGATATTAATAATTATGAAAAAATGTTTGAAGAAAAAGATGATGATTTACCATTACTTGTATTTCATTATGGAATGTCGTTAACGAAAATTAAGAATTTATTAGCTGGAAGAAATATTATATTAAGGAATAACGAATTCATCGAAACATCCTCTATACAATTCTAATATAAAAAATGTTCATCTCACCATTTGGGAGAAGGAAATCGAAACGGGGTACATCAAGATATGTATCCCGTTTTGCTATTTTAATGTCGATAGTATTTATTATAAAAAATTATAATGAATATTGAATCGGATGATAATTTAAAAAAGAAGCCAAAAAAGAAGGAAGAAAATTTCCCTGAACACGTTCCTGTTATTCCACCTAATACTTTAGTTGAAAAACAAAAAGAAGAATTAAGGAAATTAGTAAAGAAATTAAGGGAAAAGGGTAGTGTTGAAGCTGTTGTCACAACTAAGGCTGGTATTGCAAAAAAAGCAAGTGAATTAAATATACCTGAACAAGAAGATGAGTTTATTCGTTGTGCAACCAACCCAATCTATTTTATTGAAACATATTTAACAATTTTTGACCAGACTCAAGGTGTAGCTGGTTTAATTGTACCTTTTAAATTATTCGATTTTCAGAAAGATTTAATTAAAGGTTATCAAGATCATCGATTTGTTGTTGCTAATAAATATCGTCAGGCAGGTATTTCAACAACAACCTGTGCTTATATCGCTTGGTATGTTATGTTTAATCGAAATCGTCAAGTTGCAATTGTTGCTGATAAGTTGGAGACTGCTACTGGTGAATTAATGAGTGATGTTGTTGATTTTATCGAAAGTTGCCCAACATGGCTTAAACCAAAAACTGGGAGAAATACTGAAAAGAATCTAAAGGATACACAGAAACTTAAAATCTATGATAATGATTCAAGACTTGGTGCTTTTGCATCTAAATCATTACGTGGTATGACACCAACACTATTATTCTGGGATGAAACTGCATGGGCAGAAAAGGGTGATAAATTCTGGACTTCAGCACAACCAACTTTACAAACTGGGGGTCGTGCAATTATGGTAAGTACACCATCAGGTTTAGATGCAGTTTTTTATAAAACTTTTGACGGTGCAAGACACCATAAAAATGAATTTCATGCTGTTGAACTTTGGTGGTTTAACGACCCAAGATATAATAAAGATTTAGTTTGGTTAAAAAATAAAAATAAAACTAATGAAATTAGATTAGAAGATCATAATCGATCAAATAAACAAAGAATTCAATTAATGGATGATGGTTGGGAAGCTAGTTCTCCTTGGTTTGAAACTCAAATTCGAAATGCCAATGGTGATATGCGTAAAGTTGCGCAGGAATTACTTTGTTCATTTCTAGGTTCTGGCGATAACTTTATTTCCGAAGAATATCTTAAAAGAATTGAAGAAAATGAAGTTCAAACCGAATTCACTCAAGAATATCTTGATGGTAATATGTGGATTTTTGAAGAAGCACAAGCTGGTGAAACATATATTATGGCGTTGGATGCCTCACCGGGTCACGGTGAGGATAATTCCACACTTAATATGTTAAAAACTATTGAGATTGTTGAAGAGAGGGTTGTTACTAAGAATGGTAAAACAAAAAAGGTTAAAATAAAAAGACATAAAGTTGAGCAAGTTGCTGAGTATTATGGTAAAGTAACACCACAAATGCTTGCTGAAATTGCTTACCAATATGGAAAACGTTATAATGATGCATATGCGGTTGTTGATATTACAGGTGGTTATGGTGTACAAACTGTTGAAAAATTATTAGAGTTTGGATATGAAAATGTTCATTTTGCTGAAGTAACACATAAACCTTCAAGAGATAGATTACAAGGTTATATTAAAAAAGGGCAGAAAGTAATGACTGATGGAAATGTTATTAATGTTGATTTAATTCCCGGTTTCTTCATCGGAAATAATCGACCTTCTGTTATTCTTGAGATGCAGAGAGCTATTCATTTAGAGGATGTTCTTATCAGATCAATAAGATTATTAAATGAATTAAAAACATTTGTTACAGTATCTGGAAATCGTGTTGCTGACCATAAGCGTAGTTTCCATGATGATAGTATTATGGGATTAGCAATCGGATTATTTGTTTTAAATTTTGATATGGCAAGATTTAAACAAAATAAAGGTATTACTGAAAAAATGCTTAATTCAATTCTAACAATAAATGATATTAAAGAAATTGGTGCTAAACAAAAAATAAAAAATAAACCAATGATCTCATTAGATAGTACAAACCCACTAAATCCATATGGTGCAAATGAATGGTTATTTAGTGGTCTTAAAGATAAAAATAAAAGATAGATTGTATTTATATAAAATAGACTTTTCTAAAATTAGAAAGTATTTATAAAAAAATATAAAAAAATATAAAAATGACTGACGAAAAGAAAAATAGCGGTACAATATATCAAGAACTAAACAAGATGTTAAATCTTGACGGTTTTGGAAATCAAGAATCATCTGCTAGTGCACCAGTAGCGACAACAGAGAAATCAAAAATTGTTATTAGAGGTAATTCCCCTGAAGAAATTCATAAGAAAGGTTTAGAAATTGAACAGAAACGTGAACTTCAAAGTAAATTTTTCCGAACAACAGATAGAGGATTCCAAAAAGCATTACAATATGAAGCAGCCAGACTTCCAGCATATATTGATTATGAAGGTATGGAATATTACCCAATTATCAGTAGTGCTTTGGATTTATTTATGGAAGAAGCCACAACAATTGGGTTAAACGGGAAAATGCTTAATATTTATTCAAGTAAAGAAAGAATAAAAAAAATATTAGAAGAATTTTTCTATGATACTGTTAATGTAAATGTTAATTTACCTTTTTGGGTAAGAAATGTTTGTAAATATGGCGATAATTTTGTTTTATTATATGGTGAAAGAAAAAAAGGTATTTCTCATGTAAAACAATTAGTTAATTATGAGATTGAGAGATTTGAAAGGATACAAAACGGAAAACCATTAGTTAAATTCAAAGAACGAATGACTGGTGATGAATTTAATGTTTTCGAAATAGCGCATTTTAGATTACTTGGTGATGATAAATATTTACCTTATGGTAGTTCCATTTTAAATAAAGTTCGTAGAGTATTCCGTCAACTTGTAATGGCTGAAGATGCTATGCTTACATATAGAATCATTCGTGCTGGGGAGAAAAAAGTATTTAAGATTGATGTTGGTAATATCGATGAAGACGATATTGAAGAATATATCTACAAGGTTGCAACAACATTCAAAAAAACAGCACAAGTTGCACCTAATGATGGACAAATTGATTACCGTTTTAATATATTAGGTAATGACGAAGATTATTTCCTTCCTGTAAGAAACCAAAATACTCAAACTGGGATTGATACCCTACCGGGAGCACAGAATCTTGATCAAATCGCTGATATTGAATATCTTAGAGATAATTTATTTACTGGTCTTGGTGTTCCAAAACCATTTTTAAGTTTTCAAGATGCATCTGGTGGTGGTAAAAATATGGCACAATACGATATTAGATTTTCTAAAAAAATTAATCGTATTCAACAAGCAATGATTCAGGAACTTAATAAGATGGCAATGATTCATCTTTATTTATTAGGTTATAGTGGGGAAGATTTAAGTAGTTTCCAATTAACACTTACAAACCCATCTACTCAACAAGAATTGTTAAAATCTGAATTATTAAGAGATAAAGCACAAACATATACAGATTTAACTCGTGCTGAAGGTGGTATTGCTGCAATGTCACACACAACAGCAAAACGTATATTATTTAATATGAGTGACAGAGAAATTGTTGATGATTTAAAACAACAAAAGATGGAGAAAGTTGTTATGCAAGAACTTGCAGATTCACCAGTTACTATTAAGAAATCTGGTTTGTTTGCCGATATTGATAAGAGATATGGTGTACCAATTGATGATATGGAAGTTAGTGGTGGAACTGAAGGTGGTGCGCCACCAGAAGGTGATGCAGGTATGCCCCCAGTAGGTGGTGATATGGGTGCTCCATTAGATAATGCAGCAGGTGATATGGGTGGAGACATCGGTGGTGATATTGGTGGTGGTATACCCCCAATGATGGAAACCAATATGAGTGAAGAAGAATATAATAATTATCTCGAAAAACTTGTTAATTCTAATACCCAAGAAGAGGAAAAGAATAAAAATAATAAACAGAAAAAAATAATACAAGAGAATAATAAAAAAAATAACATATTAAATAGTAAGGCTCAAAATATGGTTAATGAGATTGATCAGTTATTAGAAAACAGTAAGCGTTTTAATACTCAAGAAAAAAATGATAATATTATTGATGTAGAAATCGATAATATTGAAGATATTGAGTTAGATAATTAATCTATAGTAGCATTTATTTGTATTTGTAGTATTTATATAAAATTAAATAGCATGAAAAACTTCAATATAGGAATTATTAATTTATTAGTTTCAGAGAAACTCCAAGAATCTTATTTTAATAAGAAAAATATTCAAGAATCTAAAGAAATATCAAATGAACTACTTGGTATTGTAAAAGATTCTCCGATTCTTCAATTAGAATTCAAAGTTTTTAATAATCTTGCAGGAAAATATATTGAAAATGAATTACTTGCTAAAGATTATATTGATAAACATATTAATTTGTTTGAGATATATACTATTGAAGAAATTGATGCGGAACGTAGTAAATTAAAAAAATTCGTTAATGAAGCTGATATACCTAAAGATAACAATACTGTAAAATTATATGAAGCAATCGATGTATTAATTAACGAAACACTTGAAGATTATAGTGTGACTGATATCGATAAAATGCATGAAGCATTCGTTTTAGTTTTAAAACATATTCAAACACCTAAAACGACATTACTTGAAAATGTTGATGTTGAACCACTTAATGAAGAAGTTATTGAGATTGCTGTTGGTAAATTCAATGAGAAATATGTTTCACTTGATGAAGGTGATAGAGATTTATTAAAGAAACTTATTAAATCAGATAGTGATCAGAAAAAAACACTTCTTGAAGAATTTAAAACTGAGAGTCTTTCAATATTAAATAAAATAAATAGTGAAGACACTAAAGATATGGCAATTAAATCATTTGAAAAAGCAATTCAGAAAATTAATGAAATGGTTTATGATGAAAAAAATGTTGACGATAATATTATTGAACTTTATGAATTGAAAAAGGAATTAACCTAAAAACGGGTCCGTTTTTTTATTGAACGTATCTAAACCATTTTGAGTGATATTTAATTTAGCGTATTCAATTCCAAATCTAGTATATAGTAATTTAAATATTTTATATACATAATCAATACCCTCTTTTTCATAACCAACACTAACGTTTTTGGCAGTAGTTATTGCTTGAACATATGATGTTCCTTTGACGTAGTACGGTCCTCTATTATATCCGAACAAAGCACTACTTGCTAACCCATCACAACGTGATGAAATAAATCTCATATATACAAATTGTGCTTTTATCATTATTTCAAGATTATCAATTGTATTTTGATGTAATTGTTCTCTATTTTGTCTACCTAATTCATTATTAACTAAAAACGGGTCTTTAGGTTGTGATGTACTTGATGTAAATGTATATCCATTAATGTTTTTTGTTATCGCTTGTCTTTCAGCGTTACTAAATTCCCCACGATTATTAGAAATTATAAGTTCATGTATAGTTCCAACAATAAACTGACTAATACCAGAAGCAGTACTATTTGGTGCGTAATTCCAAATATATAATCCTGACTCTGTATGCGCTTGTGCTACCATAATATTTGGGTCTATACTATATAGTTCTCCATATTTATTATATAATCTAATTAATGCATCGGCTAATTGACCATCAGTTTCTATTCCACCATTAATATTTTGATTTGATGTCCAGACTTTAAGAGTTGATTTTGGTGTACAATATGGTAATACATAACTTGCTCCACCACTAACATGTGCAGTACCATTACCATTACATATACTTCGAATAAATGTTTCACCAGATTCTGATAATTTAATTATTTTTCCCATTTTATTATAGTTTTAATCCAGCATTATTGGGTTCGACACCATAATACATTGATTTGTAATTAGTTTTTTTATTGTCAGATAAAATATTTTCATAATTAAGCGCATTCACAACAATATCACCAGCCGATAAACCTTTATATCCTGTAAGTGCTACTGGACTAGTTACTTTTGCTACAGGATATTTTAATAATTTAGTGCCCGAAAAACTAGTAACCATTTTATTTTGAGTGATTTTATGTTCAATATCAAGTATTACATAAGCACCATTAAATAATGGAACATTTTCTAATTGAAAATATTGTGTTGGTTGAATCATCATATTTCCAAGACCAGTGATCGTTGCTTTATATGATCTATTTTCATATAAATTATAAAGATTTTGACCTTTTGGAACTGGTGCATCGGGATTATTATCCCCAGCTAATCTTGATAATATTTGGATACTTTCATTAGTATCAGGATATTCCTTACTATCAATTTTCATGTCAACAAACATTGATTGATTTTGTGTTCCAAAACCAACTTTAAATGCACGTACTTGTCGCCAAGGAAAATCGGTATTATTATCTTCTTGTACATCACTAGTGTCTGATGGTTCGATTGTGTTGAAACTAGGTAATCCGGGTTCTGAAATATCAATAACACCATCATTTACAAAACCATTTCCAGAGACTGATGGATAACTAGCACTACCACCCATATACATACATACAAATGTTGGTGATGATTTAACATTTGTTTCATCAGTAATTTTAAACGAATCTTCCCATTCAGCATTTTCAAAACTCATAAAGTTTTGAAGTGGGAAAAACATGAAACCATTTAGTGATAATAATTGTGTTAATACTGAAAATAAACTGATATTATGGTCACTTAACATCTCTATAAGAATTTCACCATTAATAATAGTGTCCCCATTTGGATTCATTCCTCTATCAACAAAAGCAAACGAATCGATTAGATTTTTACCCTTTTTATTATATGGGTATTTTATTTGTGTTTTAGGTGCACCTGTGAGCCATTTATCATTAATATTTTTAAATGAATAATATAATTGTGTTACAATATCAACATCACCTTCTAATTTTTTTAGTGCATTTTCTTTATTTAATATTTCCTTTTCTTTATCTTTTAATACCTCATCTAATTTACTAAAAAATTGCACAAAATATTTATCATTAATTCCTTTATTATCAGTATTAAGATTTTTTGTTTTAAGACTAGTATAACCTATTTCAGTTGATGACATTTTAAATGTTAATTGACTATAATTAATAATATTCCATCTTTCAGCAAAATCTTTAATCAAATAAAAATATTTTCCTTTAGTTGAAGTACCGTAATATTTAGAAAAATCAAAAAGACTATTTGGATTTAAATGGTATTCATATAACCTAGAATACTCAAATGCTGTTGTATCTATAGGTGCTGTTCTAACATCATTAATTAAACTTGTAATACCTCTTATCACATCATTATGTTGTCCATTTAAGTATTTAATATATTCTGCTTTAAAAATATTTTTATCCTTTTGAGATAAATAATATTTAACATCATGTAAATCGGCAAGAATAAAATAACCACCATTATTTAAAAAATCTTCATTAATAGTAAAATACTCTAAAATCTCATCTTCCCATTCATTTTCAATAGCATCGACAAGTATTCCCAGATATTGTGCATAAATTATTGGGACTTCAACAACGGCAGGTGTGTTAAATATTAAATTATTTAAATCAGTTGGATATTTATTATACGGACTTAATATATTACCAAAACACGAAAGAACTAATAATGGACTTAAATTAGTATCACCTGTAAGTGTTGTATTACCAGTAAGTGTGTTAAGTATGTTTGGATTAATAGTCCCTAATTGTGTACTCCAAAGATCGATAAAATTATTTCCAGAATTTAATTTATTTTTGTCTTTTCTATCATTCGTATCAAAGGCAGCATTTCCTTCAGCTAATGCTTGTGTAAGAGTATCTGGAAATTTACTATTATCATATTTATCATTCCACAAATATCTTGTCCATGTCGAAAGACCATCAATTATAACATTATCACTATTATTCTTACTATCACTAATAAAAATTAAATTCTGTGAAGTAAACTCAAAAAAGTATTCAGCAGGATTTCCTTTAAAAATTTTCCTTAAAAATCCTTTCTCTTCCGCATCAATATTAAATTTATCAATAGGATTTGTAGAATCTTTATCTTCAGTATTATCAAGTAACGGTATACCACCTTCAACATACACCAATTTAAGTCCTTCAAAATTTTCATTATTTCTATCAGTATATACTTTATCAGTATTTGATTTTTTCGGAGTTATTGGAAATGATTTAATTTCATCGGTTAGAAAATCATATAGTTTAAATTGGACTATCTCCCCACCATCAGTTTTACCAGTATAATTAAGTTTTTGAATATAATCATAAAAACCATCTTCATTATCGAGATTATTTTTATATCTTTGTGCATTGTTTCTCAACATTTTAATATTTTCAACTGTTGTCATGGTTGAAGCTAAATTAATTGCTTCAGTGGCTGAGAACATATTCAGATATACATTATTATCTTTTTTCTCATAAAAATTATCAGTAACAACACCCTGTGTTAAAATGTAAAATCTCATTAAAAATATCTTAAGTGCTTCATCAATAATATTATCAGTAATACCTAAATATGGACTTTCTGCTGTTGTACCAACAAGTGTTGAGTCGAATGGTGTTATTGGTAACCATTTATATGTTCCATCATCATTTTGGTTATCTCTTTGATTATATAAGTCGGATTGAAAATCTTGAAGACTAAAGGTTTTCATAAAATCACTAACCAAGTCTAATTCAGGAAACTCAACACCACTTTCACGAAGATTAATTGGTGCTTTTCTTTCTCGTTGTATTCCACCAAAAATATTTGAGTTTTCGATAATTAATGGGTATGAATAAATATGTTGTTTTTCAGCGTCAATTATTGGTGTGTCAATACCTTTAGTCAGTTCATAAATTTTATTTCTATTCGTATCGAGATTATGTGAAGTTTCAGCTTCGATTGATTTGGTTTTCATTATCTGAAAAAACCTATCAACATCAGTTAAAATAATATTAAAAATATTGTATATTGATGGTATCATTCCAAGATTTTCAATAACCATATTATTAATCTTATCACTAATAATTATCGATAAATTTTCTCTTTCAGTATTTAATTTAGTTTTTTCTTTATAAATTTTATAATAAAAATCAGTAATATCTATTGAATAATATTGTGTTTTAATTTCTTTTGACTCTTTAACACTTTTATTATTAATAAAAGGTTTAGGTTCTCCTATATCAGTATCGTTAATATTAATTGATGCTGGACTATTATCTAATAACATTTTTTTATATTTCGATAATGGTGTGGTATATGTACTATAATTTTGAGTTTCAGAATTAAACCAAGGAATTGAATTATCGGATGATAGAAATTCGTCATCACTTGTACTCAAATTAGTTCCAATTTCATAACCAATAACTAATCTATTCTTTAAGTTTGTACTAGTATTACTACTTTCTTGATCTTGAATCAATTTATCATATACATTTAATGACCCAATTGGTGTAAGATCATATGCTTCATTTTTTTGTGTTGAATCTGTTTGTGGTGTTTTAATTATAATATATGGTTTTTGATTGCCACTACTTAAAACCTCGTTTTGGTTTTTAGGTACGGTATTCAACATACCAATAACACTATCAATATTTTCTAATGATGTTAATGTTGATTGGAAATTTTTATTGTCTATGTCTGTTTTTAATTTATTACCAATAGCTTTATAAAGATTCTTTAATTTTAAGATTAATTCAAAAGTGTTTGCTGGTGGTAGAGTAGTCAATGAACTACTTGAGTTCATATTATTTATCATTGGAAAATTTACAACATATCTAAATAAAACATCTGATAATGGTGCAAATGTTACTGCAACAAATTTTGCGTCAATAATAAAGTTACCGTTTTGGGAACTAAATTCCGAAGTATAGCTAACAAGATGTAATTTATATGTTAGTGCTTTACCATAATAACCTTTAACTGTTAATTTAAATATTGGTGGTGGGAAATCAAATAATATTCTATACGGTGAATCTTTTTGATTAAAAAACGCTAAACCTCTAATATCAATAAATTGAATATCAACTTGTGGTATAAATGATGAATTAACAACAATTTTAATATCATTCATTCCAAAACCTTCATAATATTCACCCTCACCATTACTACCATCATAATAATTGGTTGTGAAATTTAATCTATTTGGGTTATTTTCATTTTCATCAGTTTGATCGTTTCCAATAAAATTTAATTTTTTCGAAGTGGTACTTGATGTATTTCCATCAATAATAACAGTTCTCCCTTTACTTTCAGCCACCAATTCAGCAAAAATGTACATGTCTTGATATTGTGGAATTCCATTAACCACACTTTTATTAATATTAGCGCAATTTGGTTCTATAAGAGTAACATTACTTTGAGGATTTCTATTCTCTTTATTTTCACAACCATTTGTGTTATCTACCATCTTCTGATTTTTCATATAAATACCTTATAATAAAAAATGTGGATTATGTGGTATTTAGTAAATATTTAGGTTAGTATTTAATATAAACCAATAATTAAAACTATTTATATAAAAGATTTTTAAATATGAGCAAGATATTACAAAAGGGTGAATCAGGATTTGGAATTTTAATAGAGCATGATGCTGGGTTTATTAACTCTGAAATCAATAAAGACATATTAAATGAGAATTTTGAATTAAAACCTAATGAACCTGTTTTAGTTAATTGTGTCCTACAAAAATGGGGTGTAAAAAACAAAAATGGTCGTATCTATCCTAAAGAAATATTAGTCCCACAAGTAGATATATATCAAGAATTAGTGAATTCAAATAGTGCTGTATCGGAAGCTGATCATCCTGATTCGAGTATAATTTCACTACAAAATATTTCACACATGATTACTAAAATGTGGTGGGGTAAGAATGAACAAGAAAATATTTTATATGGTCAATTAAAATTAATTGTCTCACCGGGCTATATTAAATTGGGTATTGTTTCAGTCATTGGGGATAAAATTGTTCTTTATTTACAAAACAAAATTAAGTTAGGAATTTCAAGTCGTGGTGTTGGAACACTTGATGATATTAATGGTGAAAACATAGTTCAAGATGATTTCGAACTTATTGGTTTTGATTTAGTTGCATCACCAAGTACGCCCGGTGCTTACCTCTTTCCAGAAAAAATGGAAACTGGTAATTTTGGAGAAAATTATGTAAAGAAAAATGGTATTTATCTTAAGGAAGATGATAGTAAAATAACACGTGCTTTGAATAGATTTATTTTATAAAAACTCGTAAGATAATTATAATATTCAATATTTGCAAGAATATTTAACTAGTTTTTATTAAAAAATATACTTTTTCTCAATAAGAATGTATTTATATTAAAATTAAAGTATTAGACACAACAATTTAAGATTATGAAAGACGATAAAAAAAATTCAGTAATTAAAGAAGCTCTCACAGAGTATAGTGAAATTCAAGAAGCTGCGGTTGCTAATGCTAAAAAAAATTTAGTGGATGAATTTCCAAAAAAATTTAACGAACTATTAAAAGAAGAATTAAATAAAAATAAAAAAGCTAAAGAGTCTTATAAAAAATTAGACGAAGCTAAAGAGTCTGAGGATTCAGACGAAAAAACAAAAAAAGAATCTGTTATGAAGAACCAAACTAAAGAGACTAAGGAAACTAAAAAAGTCGTAAAAGAAGGTGATGAGAACCAACCGTTCGAAGAAACACCAAAAAAAGTTGAAGTTGTAAAAGAAGAACGTGAAAAAGACTTCATGGGTGATATCGAAAGCGATACTCCAAATCAAGGTAAAGGTGAAACCGAAGATGGTGACACTTTCGTTGAAAAAGTTACAACTAAAAAAGAAACTATAGCAAATAAAACCTCTATTAAGGAAGAATTTAATATGACAAGTATGGATGCTGAGAGTGTTGGTTCTGCTTTAGAAAATGCGGATGGTGACGATGAAGTCATCACAATGGATGAAATTGAAAGCGAAATTTCTGGTATGGAAAATCTAGGTGAAGAGATCAGTGATATGGGTGGTTTACCTCGTCCAGAATTAGAAAAACGTGGTTCTGCTGAAGGTCAAGGTGGTGATGCTTATAGTAAATTAGTTAAGATGCGAGAACAACTTGACGAAATGCTTGGTGGTATGACTTCTGAACAAAAAAATCATGGTGGACAGGGTGCTAACAAAGTAAATGCTGGCGGTCCTACACAAGCTATGATTGACGAAGAAGAAGGAGAAATAACAGATGCAGATGTAATGGCTGTATTAGGTGGTGGTGAAGAAATTTCTGAACAAGATGTTGATGAAGCACACGGTATGACTTACGCCGAAAGACGTAAGATGCCCGGTAGGGAAAATCCTGCTCCAGAATATTTGAGTAAGGGTGAACTAGACCAATCACCAGAATGGGTTAAAGAATCTAAAGCAAAGATTAGTGGTTTAATTAATGAAAACAAAAGTTTGACAAAAAAATTAAATGAAACTAAAAGCTATAAGAAATCAGTAACAACATTGGTGGAACAATATAAGTCTGCACTCGATAAGTATCGAAATCAATTGAAAGAAATGGCAACATTCAATACCAACTTAGCGCATGTAAATAACCTATTGGTAAATGAAAGTTTGGCATTAACTCAAGAAGATAAAATAAAAATTATCAACGAATTTAAAAAAGTTGAAACAATTACCGAATCACAGGAAAAGTATAAATATTTCTTAACTGAAATGAAAGAAAGTAAAAAAACTTTAACTGAAAGTATTGAAAATAAGGTGTCTGCCTCAGTTGCACCTTCATCTTCAAAACAAATTGATGAGGCAAAAGAAGTTACAGCATACGCTGATGACAAACACATTCAAAAAATGAGAAGTTTGATAGAGTATGTTGAAAAAACTAGAGGCAAAAAAATAATTTAAAACAATTAAAAATTAAATAAAATGGGATTTTTAACCGAAAGCGCAGATGTTGGAAACATTGGTTTGAAAAATTTGCGAGAACAAAGAGAAATAACAACTAATCGTTGGGAAAAGATTGGTTTGTTAGATGGATTAGAAGGTAATGTAAAAGAAAACTGTGCTCAGTTATTCGAGAATCAGTTGTCACACATGATTAATGAATCATCAGATTCATCAAATAGTGGTCAATTTGAAACAGTTGCTTTTCCTGTAATCCGAAGAGTATTTGCTAAATTGTTAGCAAACGACATCGTGTCTGTACAGGCACTTAACCTACCTATTGGTAAGTTGTATTATATCAACCCTAAGACAAGTGTAAGAGTAGAAAGTGCTACTACTACAACAACTCCGGGTGCATTACACACATCTCCTGATGGAGCTTATGGAAATGCTGCTGATAAAGTTGAGTCATCAAGAACTCAATTCGAATCTCGTTCATTATATGATGCATTTTATGCGACTGAATATGATGAAGAAGGAACATCATTATTTGATCGTTCAAAAGGTGACATTACAACTGTAACAGGTAGTTCATCTGCTGTTGCTTTCACTATTGGAACTGATAAATATGTAACATTAAATGTTAGTGGTATTACTTCAACTGGTGATGGTAAATTGGTAGGACCTACTGGTGTTCCTATGGACACTGAGTCTTTCCTTGCTGGTTTAAAAGTTGTTGCAAATATTGATTTAACTGCTCCAGCACCTTACGCAAGTGAAGGTATTACTGCTGGTGAATCTATTCCTTTTAACGTAAAAGTTCAAAAATACGGACAAGCAATTGTTAGTCCAACAGGCGTACTTATACTTCTTGTTGATTTAACATATGCTGGTACTAATGGATATCAAGCACTTAGTGGTGCTAGTACTCCTACGTTCACAGCTACTTACAGAACATATTCAGACCTTGAAGAAGATTCAAGAATGGCTGAAGTTACTTTCCAATTAGACCAAGTTACTGTTTCTGTTGAAACACGTAAAATGCGTGCTATGTGGACACCTGAATTAGCACAGGACGTTTCTGCTTTCCATAATATCGATGCTGAAGCTGAATTAACTGCTTTATTGTCAGAACAAATGGCTGCTGAAATTGACCGTGAAATTCTTCGTGACCTTCGTAGAGGTGCTGCTTGGACTGCTCGTTGGGACTATAATGGTCTTAGAAAACAAGGTAGTACTAACCAGTATTACGGTGTTCAAAAAGACTGGAATCAGACGTTAGTTACTAAAATTAACCAGATTTCAGCACAAATCCACAAAGCAACACTTCGTGGTGGTGCATCATGGGTAGTTGTTTCTCCAGAAGTTTCTGCTGTATTTGATGACCTTGAATATTTCCACGTATCTAATGCTGCTCCAGAGCAGGATAAATACAATATGGGTATTGAGAAAATCGGTACTTTAAGTGGACGTTACTTAGTATATCGTGACCCTTATTCTCCTGCTAACACAGTACTTATTGGTCATAAAGGTACTAGTATTCTTGAGACCGGTTACATATATGCACCATACGTGCCAATGCAATTAACTCCTGTAATGTATAATCCATTTGATTTTACACCGATTCGTGGTATCATGACTCGTTACGCAAAGAAAATGGTATTAAACCGTTATTATGGTAGAATTTACTGTGATGGTCTTCAGACCTTCGGAATTGGTGACTTACAGTAATCAATAAATAGATAAATAAAAAAAGGGTTGGGTTTTCCAACCCTTTTTTTTATATTTGTCATGCATTAACACATATATCTATGGAAGCATATCAATATAAAATTAGAAAAGAGAAAGAGAAATCTGAAACAATTGAATTTGATAAATATCAAATAAATTTAAAAGATTCAATAATCAGAAAAATCGATAAAAAAACTGCAACTAAAATAGTTTTAGAATATGAATGGTTACATTCAATGCCATTTGCAAATAAATATTTTTTTGGATTATACTTTATAATCAACAATAAAGAATATTTAGGTGGTGTATTGGTTTTTGGTAATGAGTATTCCGAAAATACTGGTGCTTGGAAAAAATATGGTTTTGAAAATAAAATGTTATTATTAAGTAGAGGAGTTTGTTTATGGTGGACACCCAAAAATTCAGCATCATATTTTATTAGTAGAGTGTGTAAATGGTTAAAAAATAATACTGAATATAAAATAATTACAGCAACGGTAGATAAAGCTGCTGGTGAGATTGGAACTATATATCAGTCATTAAATTGGTATTATGTTGGTTTAATGAGTGGGAATTATCATGGTAACAAAATGGCAACAAGATTTGGGGTTATTATTGATGGTAAATTAAGATTTTCTCGTTGGGTTAGAAACAAAATTGGAAGCATGAGAAAAGAAGAAGTCTTAAAATATTATCCAAATGCTATATTTGTTCCTCAATTTAGAAAAGAAAGATATTTCTATTTTATTGGGAATAAAACTGAAAATAGAAAATATTTAAATGCTATTAAACATATTATCCTACCATATAAAAAAAGAAATTATGAAATTTCAGGAATCATATATTTAATAAAAAATAGAATAAATAATAAACATTATGTTGGTCAAACAATACGTTCATTTCGTGATAGAATTCGTGAATATGAAAAGGGTTATAGTAATAAATATTTAAATAATTCGTTTAAAAAATATGGTTTTAAAAATTTTGAATTTTCAATAATTGATACTGCGCAGAATATTAATGAACTTAACGAAAAAGAAATTAAATATATTAAAGAATTTAAATCTGATCAAAAAGATTTTGGTTATAATATTGAAAGTGGTGGTAAAAATGCAATTCCTAACACACATACTATTGAGAAGATGTCTAAATCACATTTAGGTATTAAACAAACAGAAAATTGGATTAATAAACGAATTGCTGTTGCTGGTAGTGAGGAAGCAAAAAAATATGGTAAATTAAAAACCGAAGAAGAAAAGAAAGATTTGAGTGTTTCTTCAACAAAATTTTGGTTAGGAAAAACTAGAAGTGAAAAAACTAAAACAAAAATAAGTGAAACAAAAAAACTAAAAGGATTATCCAAACAACAAAAAGATATTTTATGTAAAAAAGTATATAAGATAGATTCAAACAATAATGAGATTATTAAAATATTTGAATCAACAAAAATTGCTTCAATAATTGAAAATGTAAACCAATCAACCATTTCAAGGTGGTGTGTGAAAAATAAAATAGTTAACGATTTTTTATGGACATATTTACCTAAATAAATATATTTTCCAATTTAATTTAGTATTTATTAGTAGTGTGAAGAAATTATTTTTAGAATGAAAAAATTATTATTATTTTTTATTTCATTACTCATTGTAACTAATATAGTTAGTCAAAATAGTATCTATAATGAGCATAGAAAGATTCATCAGGATTATGGGACTTTCATATTACATTATGAAAATAATATAATTTCTGTTAGTGGATATGTTACAATTGAAGAAATTGATTCAGAAGCATTTTACGATAAAAAATTTCAAACTAATTCGACAATTGTTAAAAAAAATTGGGTTAATGAGATAGGTAGTACTGGTAGTAAGAAGAATAAAAAATATTATCATTATGATTTATATTTGGTGAGTAAATCGATTTTTAATGGTAAACCTACAAATACATGGTTATATGGTACTAAAATTTTAATTGATTCGGTAAATGTGTTGGTTGATCAATTTCCTGATGGTTTTATTGTTTCGATAGGTGTAAATCCAACAAAAATTTACTCATATAATTCAGATAAACCCGATATTAAATTCGAAATTAATTGGGCTAAATCTGTATATGAAACAAAAACACCAAAAAATAATTAATTGAGTATTAAATTAAAGAAAAATGGGAGAAGATATTACACAAAACAATATTTCAGTTATTGGAGCAGACACACAAATTTTGTTCACAATAAAAACTTTCTTATTAACATTAGGTTCGATATTAGGATTGTTTGTTAGTTTTTATTTTCTTGTTTTTATTCCAAGGGTCAGTGAAAGTAGTGCACATCAAAAAGAACTATACGAACAACAACAACTCTATATTTCAAAAGAATTTAATAAAGTTAATGAAGCAATTAAGACAAATAGTAAAACAATCACTAATCTTAGTCTTAAATTTGATGAGCTTAGTAAAACAATTGATAAAAGTGGTGGTACTTTGAGTAGTGATGTTTTAGAAACTAATGAACCAGACATTAATAATTCGACTCGTAATGGACTAACCGATAATACGAGATATAATGGTTCTAATTTTGCTTCAACAAGTAATTAATCCATATTTTCCTCAAAAGCAACTAATTTAAGAACACTAAATCCTTTATTAAGATTTTCATAATCACTCACTCTTTCTTTTAGAACTTTTATAAGATCAAACATTATTACTTGAACATTTTCTAAAGTAAGATTAGTTTCAGTTATTATAATGGTAAATGTTACCCATTCTTTATTTTTTGGTTTATATTGACCACAAAAACGAAGTTTATTTATAAGTGGTTTGAAATCTATTCTAATTCTTTGATTAGTTTCACCTTCAATTTTAACTATCCATTCCATATTTATATATTCTTAATTTTAAACCTTTTTTATCTGCTGATTTTATCATATGTTGAGTCCCCTTACTTTTACCATCCCAAAAAATTATTAATGCATCAGCATAGTCAGCCATTTCATCATTTCTTATATATCCAGCACCTTTACCATATGTACCCCAATCTGCTGGGAATCTTCTTATATTATAACCACGTTCTTCTGCATATAATTCCCCTAATTTATCAGCACCCTTTGCAGTACCACTAACAATTTCTATCTCACCCTTATTTTTATTTTGTAAAAGGTAATCACAATAATCTGAAAGTTTTTTATAGTCATCGAAATCTCGACCACCAGCAATTATTATTTTCATGATTCATCTGTCCAATTATTATCAAATATTAACTCATGTTTGGCTCTAGTATACGCAACATACTCTAAGTTCTTTTCTTGAACATATTGCCAAGGTTTTGCAGTTTGCATTGGTAATAAATCTGGTCTAACTATAAAGACCCTGTTTGCTTCTAAACCTTTGATTTTATGTATTGTGCTTAACACAATACCCTGTATCTCATCAGTGAAAATTGTTTTAATTTTAAATTTTAGATCAACAATACTGTCAGCAATTCTAGCTAAAAATAATAATGTTGTTACTTTATCTTCAAGAGTAGTATACCCACTATGTTCATTAGGATTTAAAACACCTTCTTTTTTTAAATCATTTCTAAATTTTGATAATTCCCCTTCCCAGAAAGTAATTAATTTTTCAACATTATTAATTTTTCCAATTAATTCAATAAGATGAACACCAATATCACTCCCCTTAATAATCGCTTTTTTACCTTGAATTAAGTATTCAAAAAATAGTTTCACTAACGGCATAGTTGTTCTACATAAAACAAAATCACCACTCTCTGCTTCTTCAAGAACATTACCCACTCTTACAAGACCCTCTGGGGCATTTGGTAACGCTTTAATATCTGGCACAATTTCTTGTGCCTTTTTTATTACATTTTGTGAACATCTGAATGATACTGATAATGATAAGACCTTAGTATTTGGGAATTTCTCAAACCATTGGAATGATTTTTCATCAGCAGCATTAAAACCATAAATTCCTTGAAAAAAATCACCAACAGAAATTAATCTACCTTCGAGTTTTTTTGTTTTTCTGTTACGTTTAAGAACCTTTTCAATTATTTTAATTTGACAACGATTCAAATCCTGTACTTCATCAACAAAAACGTAATCTTGTGGAAAGAACCATATTCCATTATCAATAGCAGGTAAAAAAACCATATCAGTATAATCATAAGTTTTTCTATCTGTAGTCATAAAATTTAAGATTTTAAGAACACGCTTAATATCTCTGGGTTTATTTAATGGTATGTCATATCTTTCTGAAACATAAGGAATATATTCTGGCTTTACTGTAAGTGTTAATCTACATAAATTACAAAGTTTCTTTATATTATTCAAATATACTGAAATTTCTTCTTCAGATTTAAGTTCATCTTCTAGTTCCCAAGATTTAGATTTTTTTAATATGATCTTATCTGCTTTGAATTCATCGAATTTAATACTATCACCATATTTTCTTTTAATTGCTCCCACACCAATACCATAAGTTGTATAACATCTAACATGTTCAGGTAATTTTGTCTTTAATTCTTCTTTAATATGTCTATTAAATGCTAGAAATGTTATCGATTTATCTTTTTGGAGTAATTTTACTGCTTCAACAATAGTTGATGTTTTACCAGTACCAGCATATGCTTTAATTAAAATATTTTCTGGTCTTTTTTTCGTAAATAAGAATATTCGATCTTGTTCTGCCGTTGGTTTAAAATTCATCTAATTTTATTTAAAATAGTTAGAAATTGGGTTATCCACGAATTTCGATTGTTGTTTCAAGTGGTATTGAATCATCATTTTTTAAATTAGGCATATTCACACTAATGATATCATAGTTTCTACCACTTAAAATAAGAGTCCTATTTAATTTATTAAAATCAAATTTATCACCAGTTCTAATATTTTCAACAAAATCACTTATTGTTGAATAAAAATCTTCTTCTGATAAATGTTCGAAATCTATGTTTATTTTAAATCTAATTTTATTTACCCTCATAATTTCACCCAATTTTCGTTAGTGATTCCACCAACTAATTCATAAATCTCAAATATTTGCTCAAATGTGTCTGCTTTGTGTCGTGACTTATATATTGGGTCAGTACATACTCTCAACCCTTCTGTTCTGTCGAAAATTTTACCATTATATAAAATGTCTTTTTCAGGTAAATCATCTCGTTCTTTAATTGAATCAACTCTAATGTGATACTTATTATCGATCATTAATGAGACATCACCCATAGATTTCATTTGACCATATAGAATATTTGCTATTTCATCACCGAGTTGTCCAAACAGTCTTTCAGCTTCATCCATCATAGTTACTGTCGATTCATCCAAATCTTCAGTTCTACGTATTAATAGGTCTCTAAGCATATATCTGGCGATTTCGATTGCAAAAAAACGGTCTTCAGGTCTTTGTTCATAATCTTCAGGTAAATGAATGTAAGGTCTTCCTTCTTCATTTAATCTAATTCCATATTCAATATTAAACATAATTATTTAATTTAGGTTAAGATCAACAAATATATGATTTTTTTTTGGGAATTCTCTTGTTTTTTAAAAAAACTTTTTAGTATTTATTAGAAAACATCAAAGTATGAAACTTAATAAAGAAAAACTTCAGGAAATTGCTAAGAAATTTAATCTCGATTATTATCTTGTTGAGAATTATCTTTCTGAAGTGAAACAAATAACAACTGTTGAAGATTTTTTTGATTTTTTAGCAACGAATCCAAAAGCTGGGAGTGTTGCATTTGTTTATTATTGTGCACCAGTAAAAATTAATAAGAATTTAGAGGGTAGGGGTAAAAATGCAATAAAAAATCCAATGTATAGTGAAGAACTTGGTCATTCAATTATTTTTAAAAGTAGTTGGTATTCATTTAGTTTTGGACAATTATATGCTGATAAAATGAAAAAAATAAATCCTGAGTGGCAACCAAATACTGATAGACAAACATCATTAACTAAACATCCTGATATGAGATATGTTGAATCAGGTCCGAATGGTGATTATTTCACAATATTACCACAAGGTTTTGGTAAATCGACATATGCTGTCTATGATATTGGTTTTGGTATTGAAGGATTAAGAGACCCAGCAAATTATAAAGTAGTAAGTAATTTTGATGAAATAAAACCATTTTTTCCACCACGAAGAACCGATTCGTCTCCATTTCCAACAAGAAAATTATTTCTTACTAGAGTTTATGAAATGGCAGCAGGTAATCATTTATTAAAACCTAATGATTTTATATATACATATTTTGGTGAAAAAGCTCAAAGCAGAACCTAAAAATAAAAAATTATGGCACTAATAACAGTAGTAGAAAAAAATAAATTATATCTTAAAATAAAGCATGAATTAGGATATCCATTAAGACCATTTGAAATTGTTGACGAAATGATGGATTCTTATTTAGAAATGGTTGTTGAGGATTATTCTGCTTTACTTAATCAATGGTTAATTCATCAACAATGGATTGGGTTAGAAGGTATGAACAAGGAAACAGGTGATTTTCTTGCAGCTTTTACAACTAAACCGAATTCGTATATGGAAAGTTTTACTTATGCATATTCACGTCAAGTTGGTTTAGGTACAAATGCTCCAGCAGCAACTGGTTGGGAATTGAAACGTGATTATATTGTTTGTTCAGCACACACACAACATTATATAATTCCAGCAGGTCGTGAAGTAAATGAAGTACTTTGGGAAACACCACCTCAAATTGATGGTGGATTAGTTGACCCATTTGCATTAAACGCATGGAGTGCTGGTATGATGGGTATGTCTTATTTAGGTCGTCCTGCTTTATATGTGCAACCAACGTATTCTACATTATTAGCTGCGCAAGATAGAAGAATGAAACAAAGGGTATTACAATCAACACTAACATACCGTATTACTGGTTTAGCTAGTGGTGAAAAAATGTTACATTTATATCCAATACCTAATGATCGTCATGAAATTGCTGCATCTTGGGGTAAACATTATCAAGGTAGAAAAGTATGGTATTGGTATTATGATACTATGGATGGTAATGGTGATAGAGATAAGTGTTTAGAAGAAAATAGTGATATTGTTAAATTACCTTCAGACCCACCAACACAAATTTTAGAATGGTCTCGAATAAATGATGTTGCTAGACAACAAATTAGAAATTTTTTAATCGCTAAAGTAAAAATGGTAATTGGTGGAATTCGTGGGTTTTATAGTGGTGAATTAGGTGCAACTGAGAAACAATTAACTATGGATTATCGTCATTTACTTGATGAGGGAATTAAACTAAAAGAAGATACTGAAAAAATCATAATTGGACAATTAGAAGGATTGAGTCAAGCTAATTTAACTAAAGAACGTGCAGAAATAGCAGAAAATGTGAATAAAGAACGTGGATATCAACCACCAATGTTCCCAATTATACCAATTTAATAAATTATTTAATAATGAAAAAATACGATAAACAACGACTTTTTGAAGTCATAGAAAAATTAGACCCATCATTCTCATCAATGGAGAATGATAATAATAAAATTGAAAAAATGTTTTCGGCTGAAGAATTAAAAAAATTAGAAGAGGCTGATTTATATGATATTGAATCATTTTATGAAACAATGAATAGTGAATCCCCTCACTATGACCCGTTTGGGTATTATAAAGCAGATATGTTAACATATGAACTTGAAATAATGTTGAAAAACAGGGGACAAGAATTCGATGATAAAATCGTTAAGGATTTAGCATATAATATTCATGATTATTTTTTATAAAAAATGAAAAAGAAAAAACAATTAACTGATATTGAAGACAATAGAATGGGGTTATTTATGAATGATAATTCATTTGATTTGGATGTTATGTATGGTAGGAATTTTCTACAAACTGATAACGCACAAACGGTTATTATTCATAAAATTAATATTATTGAAACTAAAGTCCATGCATTATATGGACAGGCAAAAAGTAAGGATAAAAAATATATGTCCCCAATTACTATAAGTGTTATGATAACTATTGAAGATGGTAAACAAGACTATTATGGTGGAAATCAAGGTGGTATTACACGTGATGATACTGGAATTATTAGTTTTGGTGTTTATCTTAAGGAATTAGAAGATAAACAAATTGAGATTGATAGAGGTGATATTATCGAATATAATTTAAGTGGTGAGAAAAACCGATATTATGAAGTTGAAAGTGTTAATAGTGTTACTGATACAACTAGTAAGACAATTGGTGGGTTTAAAAATTATTGGAAACAAATAACTGGTGTTCCTGTGAAAGAAGATGTTGTTCCATTCTTAAGTGAAACAAAAGGCACTAAATAATAAATATAACGGACATGTCCGATAAATGTCCGTTATTATAATCCATAGAACATAGAATCATTAACAAATATTGGTGTGTTTTCTCCTACATAAGCACCTTCAACATTAAAATCAAAATATTCTTCAGCATCTTCTTTATTCATTTTATCTCTAGTAATTAAAATTTCAATACATTTGGTTGTAGAGTATACAATTTTTTCACCATGTATTCCAATTATCGCATCATCAAACCCATCTGCTGATAATGAAGATATATCTAAACCCTCTAAATATTCATTAATTATCTCTAATTTATTCATTCTTTATATATTTAGTTTTTATTTTTTCCAGTTCTCCAACAAGTTTATTGTGTTGTTCTTTAGATTGAACACCTAAATCATCACCATACTCAGCAAAAATATCAATAACGAATATTATGAATTCTTTTTCCTTATCAGATATATATACAGTTTTTTTAATTAAAAAATATAATGCACCTGCAAGTAAAATTATTATTATAATTAATAATATTATTACTATGTATAATATTAACATTCAATTTACTTAAGTTTTTTTTCTCTTACAAGACAAATGTGTGTTTCTCCAAGAGCTTTTGTCCAAGGAATTGGAACTCCGTGATCTTCAAAATCTTGAATATAATCTTGCATCTTAAAAAACCAACGTAATTCCTGACTTTGTTCATGATACACAAGACCACGTTTTTTCCAAGTATCACCATACCGTTTTTCGTCATCAGTAAGTTGTGCTTTTACATCTTTAAATGTTTCTTCTAGTTCGTCAATTAAATTGACATCTCTTAATCTTTCGTCCATGATTATTTTATTTTTTTAATCCAGTAAATAATTCTGCTTTGATTGTTGAGTGACATTCGTAATTCTGTAATTCAAAATCATTGATAGTTAATCCCAATATATCTTCAAGATTATTTAGTTCTTTATTAATTACCATTTGAGGTAAATCATATGGTTCTCTTTCAAGTTGTTCATTAACGGCAGGAATATGATTCATATATAAATGAGTATCACCACCAATCCAAGTTGAAACACCAGCTATCATATTAGATGCTTTTGCAAAAATCATTAATAATAATGACATTGAAGCTATGTTGAAAGGAACTCCGAGCATTGTATCACAACTACGTTGGTACATATTTAAATCAAGATAAAACTTTGGTACATTTCTTTCATCAAACCAAATATCCCACTCTTCTACCATTTTCGGTAAATTCTCCCTGTATTCAGATTCTAACCCAATTTTCCAAGCTAATTCTGTTCTTTCAATAGTATCTAATGGTCTTACAATAAACTGATAAAGTAAATGACATGGTGGAAGTGCCATATCTTTAAAATCTGCCTTATTCCAACCATCAATAATATGATAACGGCTATAAGGATTTGATTTTAACCCATCTAAAACCTCTTTTATTTGATCAACACCGTTTTGATTACGCCATTGGTAACCATAAACTTTACCTAAATCACCAAGATAATAATCAGTATTAACAAAATGGGGATTTACGTGTCCACCCATTTTTATCTCATTAATAAATTGTTCCATCGTTAACGGTGGAGTCCCATGACTATTATTTTCATTATATTTCAAATACCATCTATAAGCGTCTGCATTCCAGATATTCACATTATTATTCACAAGATATGCAATATTAGTATCTCCCCTAAGAAACCATAGGAGTTCGTGTACAATACCTTTCCAATACATTTTCTTAGTTGTAAGCAATGGAAACCCATCTTGTAAATCCATTTGGATTACACCGTGAGATATACCTCTAGTGTTCGGCATATTTGCTCTACCACTTTCTTTTTCAACACCATTATCAAGGATGTTTTCTAATAAATCTAAATATTGTTTCATTATACAAAAGTAGTTTTACTTTTCTTATTATTTATATTTTCAATTTCACGTTCAATACGCTTCCTATTAGCATCAGTTAATGGAATCATATTACGTGTTGTTTTTCCATCAACCTTTTCTGGTTTTGTACCACGTTTAAGTTGTGCTTCAAGCATTTTCTTTGCATTTTCTCTTCTTAATCTGTTTCCAGTTGTACCTTTCATAATATTTATTATTTTACTTATTATTATTTTTTACCTGTGTGTCCGAAACCACCATCACCACGTTCAGTACTAGAGAGTTCTTCTGTTTCGACTAATGTTATTTTTGGTATTTCCATGAACACAATTTGTGCAACACGTTCCCCAACCTTATAAACCTTTCTTCCATTACGAAGATTATGTACCATATTTATAACACCAGCATTTTCAATTTCAATATAATCTTTAATTTCTTTAGTTTCAAAGAATCTACACATTATTTCGCCTCTGTAACTGGCATCAATAACACCAATTGAGTTTTTTAACATTAAATCATATTTAGTTACAGAACTTCTTGGAAAAATTAACCCAACATAACCTTCTGGAATTTCAACAGCTATTCCTGTATTATATTGGATGTATTCTGGTTTTTCTTCAATTGATGTGCAAAATAAATCAAATCCTGCATCAACATCATATTTTCTATACGGTGTTTTAGCTTCTGGTATTAATTTTTTAAATTTAATTTCCATCATTAATATCTTTTAGTGTTTTCATAGTATCCATAAGATCAGTTGGAATATCTTCAACATTTCCAAGTGCTTTTTTTGCTTCATCTATAAGTTTTTCATAATCTTCTTCCATTTTTTGTTTCATATCAAGAGTATCTTGAACTTGTTTCAATGCGAATCTGGCTTGTGTTCCAACATCCATTTCAATATAAGAAAATAGTTCACTGTATTCAGGATAAGTAACATTCTTTTCATAATTATCGGCATTAGCATAAAACTTTAATGCTTCTTGAAGCAATGAAATTAGATTCCTATATTCTTCAGTATTATTCATCTTCATCAGGTTTATGGTTTTCTACAACTTCCTTAAGTCCTTGCACTTCATTCGGATAAAGTGTAAATTCTCTACGATAAGGATATTCTGATTTCTTATTTATATTTTTATAGAAAAATTTGCCATGAGATTCCGCTTCTTCAAATTCTTCATAAAATTCTTCACTAATATTCCCATAAGAGTATGTATCACCACGACTAAATGCAATATAGAGTCTCTCATTTTTAGGGAAATATGTTGTTTTGAGTATATTTTCAGATTTAAACACTGATTCAATATAACCAATACTACCATCTTCGTTATTAATTTCTTTTCGTTCTACGAGCATATTATAAGTTTAATAGGTGGTAAATATAGGTAATAAATAATTAAAATCAAAGAGTATTTATATAAAAAGATTAAATGTCACTTCCAAAAAAAATAAAATTAAGTATTGATACTAATCCACCAGATATTGGTACTAAGTATCTTGAATATGGGTTTGATAGAATTGCTGAACTTATGGCTAAAACAAATACTAATAGTAAGTATTTGCCAAGAACTATTTTACTTGAAGACCTTGATGCATCACTTTTTGATTATGTAAATGATAAAGGTATGCAATTAACATTAGATAATAGATTAGTTCCAACATTCTATCTCGATAATGATCGTTGGGGAGAATTTAGTAAAACTTGGAAGTTTATGGATGATGATAAAAACGTTCCAACACCATATATTACAGTAAGACGTATTGATAAACAACCGGGCACAAGACTTGGTAGTAAATATAGAATTCCACAACCTAAAAAATTTAGATATGTAAACGTACCTATTCTTGATGAGGGTCAAGAAATTTTTCTACAATTTAAAATGCCTGAACCAGTAAATGTTGATATGATATATGAAGTAGCTTTATTTACAAAATATCGTGTTGATGTCAATAAATATGATGAACAAGTACTTAAAAACTTTGCATCACGACAAGATTATGTTTGGGTTAATGGTAATCCATTGGTATTGTTATTTGAGGGATTTGCAGAAAGTAATCCAATCGAAAATATTGATGGTGATAGGTTTTTTGTATCAAAATATGCTTTAAAAATTTTAGGGTTCATTCAAGATGAAAAGGAATTTGAAATTGTTAAAACAATTAGAAAAACAAAAATTAGTTATTCTGTTTCATAAGTACCATCTTTAAATATATTTCCTTCTGGATATGTTTGTTTATTATTATCAAACGTAGTAAACGTATTATTAACTTTATTAACATATGAGTTCGATATTGGTATTTGATATGCTTGTGTAGATTCTAAATCCCATTTCCATTCCATAGTATTAAGATATAATGTGGTTTTAAAATACATTTTTTCTTCAGTACTAAGAGTTTCATTTGCTTTATTATAAAACAAATAAACCTTACCGTCTTTAGCATTATATAAACTTAATTTAATGTAACCTCTAATTATACTATAACCAAGTTCAGTATTAATATCAAGATATGATTTAGGAATATTTAAAGTACAAAACTGATTTTCATTTTCAGGAGAAACTGTATATGAAGGTACTTTATTTTCATTTATTAATTGAGTCATGTATGATGTAAAAATTTTTGTTTGTGTATTACTATCATAAGTATCATAATAATCTACAATAAAAAAACTGTTACGTACCACATCTGCATTAAATATAAACTCTATTGGTGTAAATCCGATTAATGCGAAATTACTATAATAAAACGACCCGTCACTATTTGTAAAAACAAAACTAAGTAATGTTTCTTTATCTGATTTATATGTAAACCTACGTACTTCATAATCAACAATCGTATTAATTAATTTTTTTTTAGTTTCTTCCACAGTATTATCAATTTCTTGTTGATAATCAACGAAATTAATACTAGACCCTAATGAAAATTTTAGGTTGTTATCATTACCGTTAGATTTTATTATTCTTTTTATTGACATGGCTTTCCTATATTATCTAAATCATCTGTTGGTGTTATATCTAAATTTGTTGTATATCTTGTATACCAAATTTCATTAAATACTGCAAGAGTATTTGAATCAGTTAAATCTGGTAAAACTGAAAGTATGATTGGAGAAAATAAATATCTTTTTCCATTAAAAAATGGGTAATCAACCCCAACACCAGTTAAAGGTTCAGTATATCCTTGTGGATTAATATCACGCCACACATAATTTCCATCATCATCTAATTTTGTTGCATAATCTGGAATTGAATTTGCTATATCATATGATGTGCTACCAGTATTTGTATTATTCAATTCTTCACTAAAATATCTTAATCTAAATGGAATGAAAGGATTATAAACCCAAACTAGATTTTTTGATTGATTATTACTTGTCCAATATTCAGTAGTAATATAAAATTTTTGTTCGGCTATTTGAGTTTGTGTGAATTCTTCTTTATTATAATTAATTTTATCACCAATTCTACTTCCTGTTGCTGTTGATATATAATCACCAATATTAAAGGTTGTTGTTGGAAAATTACTTTTTGATATAGCACCACCGTTAATAAAGAATGAATATTTCATTGTTTCAGCAACATAATTTCCATTTGCTTTTAATTTATATTGTGCATATAGAAATAATTCTGTTACTGGAAACCCAAAATTATCAAAATATTCGCTAATATCAAAATCTTCATTAAAACTAAATGTGTATGTTTGTTCACCATATACATTATTAGAAAAACCTGCTGGATATAGTTCAAATTCATCTGGTGTTGCGATTACTTGAAAATGTCTAACATATTCATTAGTACCAATAAATTCAGTATAACCACTTACTGATGGTTTTACAAGATAAAAATCAAATGAATTTAATATGTTTTTTGATGTGTCTGTATAGTTTGGAGTAAAATAATCGTCGAGTTGAGTATAATTATTAACTAATCCATTAAGTAATGATAAATATTCAATTCTACCATATATTCTATAAATTGGGTTATTTTCTCTTTCAATATTAAATTGTTCAGTAGAATTTACAACATCATTCACATTAAATTCTGTAAGTTCTGATGTCTTATTATTTAGTTCAACCTTATCGTATGAGTCAGTATTAACTGAAATAATATTTTTCTCACTACCAAGTAATATTTCTACCTTTTTATCCATATAATATAAATACCATTAAAGAAATTTTATATTATTAAACCTAACTCATATAAAAATTGAATACAATCAGCAGTATTAACCCCTTTAAAAAAATATGTTTTTGGGTCAACACCATTATCTGGAATACCACCTATTTGACCACCTTTATATGGACATGCTGTGTCCCAATCACCCTTCCAATCAGTTACTGGTGGAGTGTAAGTACCATTTCTATATAATCCATTTAATCCCGTAACATCATTATTAGTAAATCCTTTATCGGTATTACTCATTTTAATTATGTCATTTAATGGTACTTCAATTATATCAGTCCAATGTAAATCAGATCGTCCATACCATTTAGTATTAATTTGACCAGCAGCAATCGCCATTGAATTATCAAAAACAAAATAAGCATTTCTTGATGTATTATCTTCCCATTGTGTCGCTAAAAAGTCTGATGTTCTAACACGTTTAATCGCACTAAGCGAATTTAATGCATATCCTGTTTGTGGAAAATAAACACTGAGATTTAACCAATTTGCCCCAAATCTATCACTAGAATTAGATACCATTTCACCAGTATCGTTGTAAATAATACCAACATTTTCTTCCTTATTTCTGTCTGCCCAATTTACTTTATCCGCTTTAAAAAATAAATCTTCTTTTAATGGGAATTGACCGTTTTCGGAATCATCATCTCTATCAGCATTATTAGCAACAGTTCCATGAAATTTAGAAAAACTATAAAATTTTTGCGCTTCGAATTTCATGTGTTGTTTTCGCCACGCATTATTGTTATTATTATCACTAGTAATATAATTAAAACTTGCATGACCTCCAGCATGTTGTGGAAATTTAAATTTCAGTCTTAATGGGTATGTTCTATTTTTTTCTTTGATTGTACCCACATTAAAAACGTCTGATTCTTCTAAACCACTGGTAGCTATCATTGGGAGTTCTTCTTCAGTATATTCAAGTGTGATAAATCCTCTAAATGTTGTGAAAACACCATCAGGATAATCATAATCAACAGAAATCTTCTCACCTAACTCATCAGTGATTATTTTATCTCTATTACAATTAATAATAAAAGCAAAATCACCATTACGTTTATAAACAGAATATTCACTGGGGTCAAGTACTTTCATGTCAGTTTCTGGGTCAGCATTATCAATCTCAGCATCAGTCATTTCTGATGGATAATAATAAATTGTTTCTTTAATCTTTCCAATTCTTTTTGCTGAAAGCGAGAAACCTTCTGATGAAGAACCTTTAGGGTATATAAAAAATAAATCTCTAATTTCCCTTTCGTTTGGTTTATCATTATCTTCAGTACCTCTCATAGTTAAGTCACTATCGGTAAAAGCACTACCAAAAATAGTAAAAGTGTTGGTAAGTATTGCACGAACTCTAAAATCCTGTCTATTAATTCCAATTTCGAAATTTTCAGTATCACCCCAAAATGGTATTATATCAACAGTAATTTCTTGAGTTTCAATATTTGGTAAATCACCTAAATCTCTACTTGGTTTAATTGTCGTACCATAATTAGTAAATAAACTTGAAGAATACCCAAGGTTTTGAATCATTGCAGCAGGATTCATACTATATTCACCAATATCAGTTATATCAACACTAAGATGAATAGTTTGTGTACCTGTTGGAACACCAAATATCATATAATCCCCAGCATCATTTGTAAGTGCTGTATATTTATAATATTTTTTATATGTTGCAAGAAATGGTGGATTTGTAACAACTTCTTCTTTAATTGGAAAACTACCAAATGCCTGTTTTGGTTCGGGTTGTTGTGTTTCTGGATTAATTTTAGAAACACGTGGTAATAAATTATATCTCTTTCCCTCATTATTTTTATCTCTTGGTGTTTTATATGGATAAACACTATAAATTTCCTCATTTTCTGCATCTTCATCGGTTAACGAAATAAATATACTAATTTTAGCATTTGGAATACCAATTCCACCATTAGCAAGTACTCTTCCAACAAGAACACCATAATCGGCATTAAAATTTTGATACACATCAGTAGTACCAAGTTTTATTGACATAAATTCAAGAGTCTCAACATCTTGTTCAAGTTTAACCTTTACATATTTATCAAGATTATTATTTCCTGTATCACCTGTACTAAAGTAAATTTTTTGTGATTTATTCATAAGTAAATTGTTTAATATAAATACTAATACGAGAAAAAACCAAAAAAAATTAAATTTTCTGAAAAATATTTTTTTTGAAATTTAATCGATTTTATCCAAAAAAATCTAAAATTTTTCAAAATTTAAGAAAATATATATAATAAACTAACGAATTGGTGTTTAGTGAAAAATAACAAATTTATATTATTTTATATAATACACCTTTTCGGTATTTTTTTAGTATTTATTTGAAAAGAACATGTAATAACATTGAAATAAAAATAATAAATAATTAAACAATAAACAATATGGCAGATTTCGTATTTACTTCTCCGGGCGTAAAATTTAAAGAACGTGACTTAACTTATGTAACACGTAATGTCGGTATAACAACATTAGGGGTTGCTGGTGAAACACTAAAGGGTCCCGCATTTGAACCAGTTTTCATACAAGACCAAACACAATTTTCAAATAGGTTTGGAAATCAAAGTGTTACAAGATTTCCTGATGGGAATCTTCAATATCAATTACCTTATGTTGCTAATTCATTTTTAGAAGAAGCACAACAACTTTGGGTTACTAGAGTCCTTGGACTTAGTGGATATAAAGCAGGTACTGCTTGGAATATCACAATGAGTGCTGGTGTTGACTCATCAACAACAGGTCTTAGTTCAACAGTCACATTTGGTTCAACAGCATTTACTGATAGTGCATTTTTAGGTGTTGCTATAAGTAATATCGGTCAAACTGGAACAACTAGTACTGGCTGGGAAAAGACTGGAACAACTAGTTTTGGTAATGTAGTAACATATTTTGAAGTACTAACATATAGTAGTACAACAGGATTAGGTACAGTTAGTGGTACAACATCAGTAATGACAGGAACATCATTATCAGATTATGAAGGTATGGTTTTAGCTGTAATTAGAAGTAGGGGTGATTCAACAACACCAATTGATTCAATTCCTGTTACTGAATTCGATACAACTAATCTTGTAATTACTAGTAACACAACAATAGATTCAATAATAAGTCCAACTGGTGACCTTTTTGGGGAATTTAATTTAGTTGCTTCAAGTGGTACAACTACTGCAACATATAACGTTTCGTTAAATCCAAATGATGCTAGTTTCTTACCTAATGTTATTGGTAGTAAAGCAAAAGATAAATCAACAATGATTTGGACAGAGGCAATTTATCCTGATCTTATTAAGAAACTTGATAATGATGGAATTGGTTATGGTATCAATACTGTTATGGTTACAGGTACTACTGATTATTTTAGTGATTATGAAATATCATTTCAAACACCTGAAACACCTTGGGTTGTATCTCAATTAAAAGGTAATGTTATTAATAGATTATTTAAGTTTATTAGTATTTCTGATGGTGATAGTGCGAATCAAGAAATTAAAATAACTATTGGTAATATTGACCCACACCTAAAACAATTTGATGTTATTATTCGTTCATTCTACGATACTGATATTTTAGAAACTTATAGTAATTGTTCATTAATT